CATTAAATTGCTCCACTACCAGGGGCAGTTTGTAAGTTGGTGCTAGTTAACGTTTGAATAATTTCAATATTGTTAATAGTAGCACCATTGACGAAAATTTGATACGGAGCACATTGTACTTCGTATAAATCACCGAATGATTTTTGCGGATTAAGCGGAACTAATACTACAGATGCTACGTAAGTTCCAATTTGATTATGTATATAAGACGCTAATTCAGAGAAATAAAACGTTTGTCCAAAATTCCAATTAGCAATGTCAAAATATGCATTCATAGTCGATAATACTAAATTTTGAATTTGATTATTGCTAGCATTGGTATTTGCAGCCGGAACAACTCTAATAATAGCTCGCAATGCCTCTGGAGCTTTGCTACCAAATAACGGCAAAAATTCCACGCTATTGAGAATCATATTATCGCTTATCATTTTATAATCTTGCAATCCAGCATAAGCTGTTGTCAATTCATTAATAGTTGGAGGCAATGGTTGTGAAACTGTACCTGTTGTATCGCGTATCCATTGTGAATACGCTGTATAATAAGCCAATGTTACTACATACAAATCAATGATATTTGTACTGCCTGGATCAATAAGATTAGTCAATGATGAATTATGACGATATTGAAAATATAAATCTTGACGACCAACTTGTGCTAACCATCCTTGTGTCAATGATAATGTTCTAGTGCCTGTTAATGTTAATGTTAACGTATAAAAATTATTTTCTTGGTAAGCATAAAATATCTGTCCCGTTGGGTATTGTTCTTTCACCAGTTGAATTTGTGATAATGTAGCATAATCATCGTCTACAATTCCGTTTGGTTGTAACAAATAACGTTCTAAATTGTCAAAATCAACAGTCAGTTGGAAATAAACATATGGCTGCGGAATAGTAGTACTTGCTGGAGATACTCCGACAATTTGTTGGAAAAAATCTGGATCATCAGGAATACCATCATTGTTAAAATCTTGGTAACCAACTAATACTTGATAATCATCAACTAATCCATCACTTAACACTGGTTGTCCAATAATTTTAAGTGGTATGTCCGTTAATAACGGAGCATTGTTTGTTGGCTGACTATTCGATCGTAAAACTTTAGCAAAATCTGATATAACTGTGCCAGTACGACTATCATAAATCGCTTGAGCAGAGTCAAAGAAAAACCGCACTTCTAACACACTGCCAAAATAATAATTAAGACTGCGTGATATCACTGTGTATTGCGAACCATCAAAAGTTGCTTGTACCAGCCAACTGGCATCAAGATTTGCACCTGCTGTATTACCAGCGTTTGTTTGACTCCAAGTCGCACCTGTATCAAGATTAGATGAAGTTATAATGTACCACGAGTAAGCAGTTCCAGTAATTGCACCAGTACTATCATATCCAAGTCCAAAATTTTGTTTCAAATAAATTTGATTAAGTATAGAACTTTGTAATGTTGAATCAAAAATAGTAGTTAGAATAGGAATAACTTCTGTTGGAATAGCTCCTGTTGGAACATATGTATTCAGTACTACTGGCCCTGTGCCATCTGTTAAATTACCTGCCCCACTATTAGTACCATCTCCATAAAGTGCAGTTATACTAGCCCAAATTACTAAATGGTCATCTGCTTCAGTGGGTACACCAGGTTTTAATTCATTATTAGTATCAAAGTGATATCCACTAGGTGGAACAAATTTAACTAGGGCCGTTTCATTAATAAAAAAAGCATCATTACTAACTGTTGGCCCAACTGGCATAGGAACACCGCTACTATTTTGAAAATAACCAGTAGTTTCATTTACTATAGTTGTGCTTTTACTCCATGTGTAGTTTAAATACGTTAAACTTGGGCGTGGGAAATATGCGTAATAAAATTGTTTAAACGTTACTTTCGATAATATAGGTGTAATATCATTCAAGATAACATTATTAATATCATTATTAGTTTGGAATGTAAACGTAAACGCAGGAGTATTATTAATATACCATAATGCACCATCGGCACCAAATACATTCGTAGATGAATACTTACCTGTGGGATCAACTAAATCTAAGTATCGACTAGTTCCTATTGAACTACGATTAAGTGCAGAACTTTTAATGATAGAATTATAAGTTGTGAATGGAAAATTAGTGTAATCTTCACCGTTAACCATACGATTTTGTGTATAATAACGAGCAGGAGCACGTTGTTTAATTTGATCGATAGTTTCGCGAGCCGCGGCGTTAGTTACCGGAGTAGTAATACCACAATTAAAAGTTAAAGTTTCAAGTTGTCCAGTTCGACTAACATAAGATATAGGAATCTGTATTGACTGCATATTTTCTGGATTAATAACATATTGTAATCCATTAGATGCACGAACATAGTTACGGAATTGCCCAACCGGAATAGCAGCAAAAACATTATCACCAAAAGCTAATGTAATTTGATCATTGGTACGACTTGTTACTGAATATGCGTTACGCAGATTAGGAGACATTTGCTCTACTGCTGCTGCGTAAATTGAAGGAACTTTTGACCAAATTTCACTAACATTTCCTACATTGTCAAGTTGATATAACCAAACATCTGTATTATTAATACCTTCGATATTAATATCAACCGTACGATTGGCAATTTGCTCTACTAAGTTAAAATCTTGATTTTGTAAAGATCCTTGTTTAAAATAAAAGAAAAATCCGGTATTAGCTGACTGAAACCCTAGTTGATCGTTTCGATATAAAATGTTAAACTGACCATTTGGCAATGGAGGCGGTTCATATATATAAGTTTCGCCAAGAGAAGTGGCATTAACTGCTTCGAATGGCATGCTAACACCATTAATAGTTGCTGTATACGGCACTACTGGCAAATATCCAGGAACTAAATTGATAGTATATTCTTTTGTGTCTATACCTAATATAACTTGATCATTGCCGGGAGAACCTATATTTTGTGTATCAACTAAAGAAGCATTAATAATAGCTGTAAATTGTTCTTGCCAATCAAAATTACTAGGATCAGCCCAGTTAATTGTAAGGTTAGCTAAGTTTATTCCGTTATAATCTGTTATATTTTCAGTAGTTTGTACTGAAAATACTTTAAGATATCCATTAGCTTCTGTATTACGTTGTGGATTATAAGAAACTAAATTAGCAAGTTTAATAACGCTGTCACGACGTTCTGCTGTGTCAATATAGTTTTCGCGTGTATTTAAATCTGTACGAAATGCCAATGCTTGACCCATAAATGCCATAACATCAAGCAATGCAATAAATTCTGATGATTCAATATAATCATTGAATGTTTCTGGATAGTACTGACGTAGGTAATCTATGAAACTCTTACGTAAGGTTTCAAAATCATAGCTTTGAAAATTGCCTTCACTATAGGTTTGATAGATTCTTTTCCAATCTTCAACTCCAAATAATACTGTTTGTCTTGTAGATGTAGCCATGGTCGTTCCAATGTTACAGTATTTATGGTATTAATAATCTGGGGTGTTTAAGTTAAACGTAACTAGCAGACCGTTGGCTTTCATTAAAGAAAATAGATAATATTTGAGCCGATGTTGTTGCCACCGTTTGTAAATTAAGCTGTAATAATATACCGTTGTTTTGTGGATACATAGTAACATTATTAAGATATAATCTAGGATCTCCGGCAATTACACGCTGTACTTCATTATAAATGGCAGTTTGCAACTCAGGAGTTTGGTTTTCAAACAAATAAGTCCATAACAATGTGCCATATCCTGGTCGACCCACTACTTCGCCTTGTCTAATATTAAAAGCGTTAAGTAAATCCTGTTTGATTAACTCGTAGTCAACTAATACAAAATTTTTGTTTTGTCTAACTGTAGAAAATCCAATAAAGGTTGCCATAATATGTATTTACCCTATCTAATGTTAACTATTCTACTGCCTATGTTTGATTGTACTAGATTTAATATTTTTTTAGCAGATCCAATATCTGCCAAAATACCCAAACTTTTAATAGATGGTATTTCATACATAGGAGGATTAATAAGAGGAGATCCTATCACTCGAGATACTGCTGCATCAAGCGTAGAGCGATTTACTGTATTATTAAACCCAGCTGCTGGTTGTATACCTGATATTAACCCGCTTAGTGAAAAATTACTAAAACTAGAAGCAAATTGTGCTGCTTTTGCAATAGTATTAACTGCTGTATTAATTTTAGCACTGATTTTTGCTAATCCCGGAGGTATTGGAACCAAACTTCCTACTAATGCTCCAATGCCGGCTGCAGATGATATAACTCCAGATGCTGACCCTGATGCCCAGCTACTAGCAAGTGCAACACCATACTTACTTCCTATTGCCATTAATGCACCTACATCTCCGCTAATCCTTGATCCTATTAATGCAGATACTCCTGCTGCGGTGCCGGCTGCTAATCCTGTGGATAATCCTGACAATTGACCTGGCCCAGTATTAAATCCGACTGCCCCAGTAGCCAATGATGATAATCCATAACTATAAATTGCACTGGACTCTTCTCCGAGATTTTTTATTTCCTGTGGCACAATGCCAACGGGAGTTAAACTAGCATCAAGAGCTCCATTAGTTAATGATGGAGTTGATGTAAGTAATGTCAATGATGATGCTGATGCTAGTGTACCACCGGCTGTATACACTCTTCCAGTGCTTACACTTGGAGTTGTTACCCTTTGCTTCGGCGGAATAATCACACCACTAGCTACAAGTTGATTGTAGCTACGATCTAATAATATTTCTTCTATTTGATTTTGTATTGCAGCATCGCCTAATATATCAAACACACTAGTAACACCAAATAATCCTGTCCAAGGGGTCGGTGAACTCATAAAATCAACAAAATTAGCAGGATTATCACCCGTAGTTTCATCAAGTGGGCAATACAATTCACTCATACCTGGTTTAATTAATCCTGCTTGTTCCAGTTGATTACAATTAAATCCATAAATTCCAATTCCATCAGCTTGCGTAAATGTGTTAACATCATTGTTTGCTATTGCTGATAGCTGTGCCATTAGCGATTGAGTTTCCTGCGAAGTTAACTGTCCAGCTTGCAAAGTTATAGTAGTTCTACCTACTGGAGTACTAGTTACTTTGATATAACTAGCTTGACTAATTGGATTACTTACAGGAACAGATGTTAATATGGGCAATTCAACAACTATAGGCAAATTCGCAACAACAGCCATTAACGTTTTATCATCAACTCCTGCTGTACCCCTTTGTAAACGTGATAACCCAAAATTAGTTAATACTTCTACCGGATTTAATAATGTGTCGCCCTTAGTATATCCAACAAATGTTCCTGCGGCCACTTGTGAATAAAAAATATTATCTGCTTCTACTTGTGTCGTGCCATTAGGTGCATTTAATTGATATTTTGCCCCAGAAGGTAATGTATAATTATAAATTGCCATATTAATTTGTCTTAGTTATAGAAGTACCTGATGGAATAGTCGGAGCACTAGGCGGACTTGAGTTAGTTCCATCACCTAAATCAACGCTAACTTGAACACCTTGATTATGATAAGGCCATGGTTCATGAGCCGGTGCTCTAGTAACAATACTTTCAGTACCTGCTGATTCAACTTTAAATCCCGATGAGGTATTAAAACTACTTGCTGGCATTGTATATTTTATTAACCCTGTGGGCACAGATACACTTGCTGCCGAACCTGAATTCAAATCTATCAATCCTGCTTGCAATGCTAAACTACCACCCGATGCCCATGCTCCTAATTTACTATCAAGAGTTAATTGTCCGTTACTTTTAACTCCTATCGTAGATTGACTAAACAATAACAATTCTTCGGTGGTGGCACAAGTAAATTTGCCCTCACTTTGCATTGTTGTGGATACATTACTCATCATATTGATATTTCCACCGGCCCACACATTGAAATCTTTATCAGCATGTAAATTTATAGTGCCTTCTGTGCGTAAATTAATAGAATTTGTAGTGTACACATCTAATGTTCCTTCTTGACCAAACTCTAACCATACTTGACCGTTAGCATGAGCAATATAAAGATTGTTACCATCATCACTCATTGTAACTTGATGACCTTTGGCTGTACGAATACGAACAATTGCCGTTTTGCCATCAGTTGCACCGTCATCCATTACTACACTATGCCCGCCAGTTCTTCCAACAATAGTAGCATCTTCTTCAGTTACTTCACCAGAAGCTACTTTTTGCGTAATAGTTGGATCTTTTAATCCACCTTGATAAATTGGTCTACCAGGTGTGCTAGTTCCAGTAACATTACTTGGACTTTCACGCTGACTAGACGAATCTATTGGGCCACGTATAGGATCACTAACAGTACCCTGCTGAAACATAGTAGCTGCTACATAACTGTGTACCGGTTTTTCTTTATTAAAAAATTGCGGATCCTCTGTAATGGCAGTATTGCTCGAAGAGGTATTAATTTCAGTGGTTGGTAATTGAGGACTTTTTTCTAAATATGTCTCTTGATCTGCATTTTGTTTAACAGCATTCTTTGCTGCACCTAGTGCTGGTACCATATGATTAGCACCTTGTGCAGGAACTATTCCCAGATAATATCCTCCGTCAGGATCTCCTGCAACAAAAGTACATAATAATTTTGTTCCGAGATCTGGAGAACCTGCGGCTGCTCCATAACTTTGTTGATTACTATTTGATCCATATGATCCAGGCCCTGTTGACGAACTTGTTTGCGGCGTAGATCCTCCTTGAGTTTGTAATGGACGTACTGTACGCCATAATTTGTCATTTTCTTTATCGTTACCGGCAAATTGTGTAATGTAAACTTGAAGGCGCCCGCCGCGTGTTGGATCAACATTATTCATTACCTCACCAATGAATGTGCCTACATCTGCAGGAGTATTACCTTTATCAAATTTAAATGACTGCGACCTGCCAGTAATTCTTGCTATATTATTTGCCATTATTGATCCTTTGGCGCTGTTGTTTGTGTGCTTGTACCCGTTTGTATGTCAGGCGTTTGACTTGCATCGACTGCTGATTTCCATGCGTTTCTAGCAGTATTTACTGCTTGCTGTGCCTCAGCTACTTGATTAGGATAATATTTACGTGCTTGTCTAAGATCTTCCGTTGCATTTTGATAAGCATTTTGTGCCTGAGATATTCGTTGTCCGGCAGCTTTGCTGATAGGTGCTGGAGATGTTGCTGCTGGTTTTGCCGACCCTACTGGAACACCATCTGACGTAGGAGCACCAGCAGCTTTAGCTGGCGCCACTGAAGGATTTATTACTGAAGTTGCAGAATTTTTTTCGGCAGGAGTCACTTGTGTTGCCCCATATTTTTGACCACGACGAGAAGCTAATGGATTTCCAAATGCTGCACCATTAGGACCTTCTTCAAATGCTAATGGTTTCCGTGGAGTTGTAGGTGTAGTAGGAGTTGCAGATGAGGTCGGAGTTACCTTTTTAGTTACAACCGGAGGTCTATATTGATTGAGATCTGTTTTTGCCAGATTTTTAATTCGAGTCCCAGTCAACGATTGTTCAAATTTACCTCTGCTAAAAGTAGAAACTACAGCAGTTGCTTTATATGCTGCACTTGCTTCAGTAGCTGTTTTTGATAATTTATTAGAATCACCTTTTGTACCGCCTATGTTGATATCCATCAATCCAGTGCCGCTATATGGCCCATTTTCTCCATTGTTATAATCTGCAGGAGTATTGAAATTTATAACAAAAACTGCATCTTGTTTTTCTGAACATATGGTGCCATCAGGCCACCATCCTGTCGCATTAGTTAAAGATTCTTCAGTTACTCCGACAAGTTC